ACATAAGGAGACATAAATGTTTTACTATGAACCCCAGACGGGAGTTATCCGTATACCTAAATGGGTATATAGTGAACTCAAAGATTTATTTATTGTTCCGCCGGCATTCTTGACCATCCTGAAAAGGAAGGTTATTGGTGCTCGCAACGAGCGACAGATATCGATTCCCAGATGTTCAGGGACTATTTTGGTAGTCAAGCCGAGTCATATTTTGACTCGCTGCTCCAAATAGTGCTGAGTTCTGAGGCGGTTCTGCCTCCGTTGGGCTACTACCGGATTATTCCGATAGCAAGAACGGTGACAATAATAGAACTTATAGATGCTTACTCAAAGAGTACGCATTATTTCCGTCCGGAATCATTGGTAATCCAACCATGTTCTTCCGATGTAGAGAAACTAATTGAGCCACCTAAGACTTAAGAGGCGACTCGTCGTCGCCTTGTTGTTTTCCTCTATCCCCGGCTTTGCCGGAAGGAGTAAGGATATGTTGCAAATGCAACAACATCAAGGTGGACTAATGAGACGACTCTGTGTAATTGGCATTCCTGCTTACACTCGCCAGCCCTTTTTGGACTTGCTTGTGAAGTGGGAACGGTGTAGTGGGGTCGAATGGACTATCAAGAGGTTGAAAGGCCTCAAGATAGATCTTATTCGATCCCAGACAGGACTGGCTCCTCTTACTTGGGTTCGTAAGAACCGTCGTAATGAGATCGCTGGAACTGTTGGATCTCTCTTTCGTTGGGCTAATTCAAGCGAACGAAACTTCAGTAGGTGTGTACAGGCCTTCATGGCCTATACCTTCTACATTCTTCCGGATCTCACTGAGAACCAGAAGAAGAAATTTCTCGCAGGGATTAATCCCAAAGAGGTTTCCGACGGACTATCTGTCTCGTTTCATATGAAACTAGCCATGACAGTACGTGCTACACTGCGTAGGAGATCCCCGACTCGTTGTCCGGGACCTCTCGTGACTTATCAAGGTTCGCCTGATAAGAAGTCACCAAGGCTTTTTGGTCAAAGGTCCGTACCGCAGTCGGAACAGATTTTGGATGATCTCCAAATTCTAAATACGACTTCTGGAATGGAACTCTATTCTAAGTATCGACGGCTGTTTGAGCCGTTGCTAAATGGAATAGGACTGAGGAAAAAGCATCTGAACGGTCTCAGACCGACAGATACACTATCCTCTCCTGTAAGATGTGGAGAAATCCACTTCCTACAAGAGCCTGGTGGAAAGCTACGTTCTGTAGCTTCACCCTTTCGAATCTTTCAACAAGCGTTGAGACCCTTAGGCCTCGAGCTTTATGATGTGATTCGATCACTACCCTGGGATTGCACTCATGATCAAGAGAGAGCAATACCACACATTCAGTCTTACCTTTGGCAAGGTAAAAGCGTCCATTCCGTAGATTTGTCTTCAGCGACAGATCTTTTCCCTCTATCCGTTCAAGAAACCGTTCTAAAGAACGTAATCTCGAAGGATTGTTGGGATCATGTTGAGCTCTGGAAAGAGCTCTCACGAGGAACTTGGAAGTCCCCAATTGGGGTCTTACAATGGACAAAAGGTCAGCCTCTAGGAATGTTTCCTAGTTTTGCTGCCTTTTCCCTTTCGCATGGCATGTTGCTACTACATTTGAATAATCGTCAACACGACGACAAATTCTTTGTGGTAGGCGATGATGTCGTTATTCTAGACGAGAGTCTATATAAACGATATATTGCCACGCTAGACAGAATGGGTTGCCCCTGGTCTCCCGATAAATCAATCGTCTCTGACAAACTTTCTGAGTTTGCCGGGAAGATTGTCACTAAGTCGAGGGTAATACCTCAACTTAAGTGGAGAAAGATGTCTGACGACAACTTTCTAGATATCTGTAGACTTTTGGGGCGACAGAGCTACAGCCTCCTTAACAAGAGGCAAAAGAGAGTTTTCGACCAAGTGGCTTACTTATGTAACCCAGTTGGACTTAACTTTTCGTTACCAGGTGACAACCTGGAAACAATGGTTATGAGAACTCTAGACTTTTACCGACCTGATAAGGTTGTCTTAGGTGCCCTAATGGGCCTAAGAAGGAAGATAAACCATCTGGTTTATACTTCTTCAGAAGACTTCGACTCTTCGGAGTTGAAGTCAATTTCTGCCACCTTTGACGAAAAGGTGAAGTCTGCTTTGTCTAAGACTGTATTCTCCAATTGGGACACCTCATGTTCCATTGGTTTAGAAGGTCTTGAGACATTGCCTGAGGCTCTAGATATAAGACCTAGATTACCTCTACGGGAGAGCTGCCCTTCACGGGTCAGTACTCTGGTTAGGTATGAAGGACTTATCCGTTTACACAGATAGTTTCCTTGTTCAC